GCTGGTGCCTTTGTATGACAGCTTGGACACCAGAATGGGCAGTAGAGGTCAATGGCGCAGGGGATATTACTGATTTAGTCATTGCTGACTTAACAGTTACCTCAGGGCGCTCAGACATCTATTCACAGCCTATTGCTGGATATAGTCGCTTTACGGTTAAGAATCTTGACCAGTCAGCCATTACCTTTGATGTAAATGATTCTGTAGTAATTAAGGTTAAAAACTCTACTGGCACTTATGTCCCCATTTTCGGTGGAGACATTTCGGACATTGATGTAAAGGTTAGAACTGGCGAACCAGCCATCACTCAAGATATAACTATCACAGCCCTTGGAGCTTTATCTAAACTTCCCAAAACCCTAACTGAGGGCGTTTTGGCTAAAGACTTTGATGGGGATCAAATCTATTCAATTCTTTCAGAGATCCTATTCAACCAATGGAATGAAGTGCCAGCGGCTTTAGAGTGGGCAAATTATGAACCTACTACAACTTGGGCAAATGCTGAAAATTCTGGATTAGGCGAGATTGATCGCCCAGGCGATTATGAGCTTACTGCTCGATCTGCCAGCACTACGGATGTTTATAGCCTTGTATCAACCTTGGCTAGATCAGGCTTGGGCTACATCTATGAAGATGCATCTGGTCGTATCGGGTATGCAGATTCAACCCACAGAGGGCAATATCTTGCAGCTAATGGCTACGCTTATGTTGATGGGGGTTGGGCTTATGCAGCTGGTATTTCCACATCGAAACGCTTAGGTGATGTCCGAAATAAGGTTACGATTACCTATAAAAATAATCAGCAAGAAACAGCCGAAGATGCAACATCCATTGCCACTTATGGGGTACAAGCTCAAAACATATCTACTACCCTGGAAAATGGCGCAGATGCAGAATCTCAAGCTGAGTTTTATTTAGAGCTTAGAGCTTTCCCTCAATATCAATTCAAGGCGATAACCTTTCCAATGTCTAACCCAAATATCCCAGATGCCTCACGCGATCAAGCTCTTGGCATATTCATGGGCTTACCTTTGGACATTGAAGATTTACCAACGAACATTGCAGACGGTCGCTATCAGGGCTTTATCGAAGGTTGGACTTGGACAAGCCGCTTTAATGCTTTAGATCTAACAATTATCGTTTCGCCAGTAGCTTTCAGCTTGCAAGCGTTCAGGTGGAATAATGTACCAATAGCCGAAACATGGAACACAATAAGTACTACTTTAGACTGGAACAACGCTACAATAGTAGCCTAATCAAGGAGAAAAATGGCAACGACAACCAATTATGGGTGGACAACACCTAATGACACAGATCTGGTTAAAGATGGCGCAGCGGCTATCCGCACCCTTGGTTCATCTATTGACACAACCACCAAGGCGCTAAACCCATCAACAACACTTGGAGACATTGAATATCGCTCGGCAACAGCAAACACAAATACTCGCCTTGGAATTGGAAGCACAGGAAATGTACTCACAGTTTCAGGCGGAGTACCCGTTTGGTCTGCACCCGCTGGCGCTGGTGCTTCTTGGACTTTATTAAATACAGGCGGGACAGCATTAACTGGGGCTACAACTATTACTGTTTCGGGTATTAGTGCAAAAAATCAGTTAATGATTATAGTCCAAAATGCAAGCGCAGGAGCGGAAGCATCTTTTAGTTTAAGATTCAATAGCGATAGCGCTTCAAATTATAGTGAATTTGGAAGCCAAAGAGGTTTCAATTCAGTTTACAGTAGAGACATGGCAGAGCAAAGCCTTGCGAATACCGCTTCAACGGAAATCACCTTGGGAAGACAAGCTGGCACTTCTAATTCAAGTTTAAGTGGTTATTGTGTGATAAGTGGCACTAATACAACAGGAATAAAAATTTACAATAGTGCAAGTGGTATAAATGTAGTAAGTAATCAAAATTCCTTTTCAAGAACTATTGGTGGTTATTATTCAGGTTCCAGCGCAATTTCAAGTGTTTCAATTTTATCCGATACTGGCAATTTTGATGGTGGCACAATTTTTATCTATGGAAGCGCGGTCTAATTATGAAAATTAAAGAAAAAACATTTGATATTCAAACAGGCGAAGAAACGATTACAGAGCGAGACGAAACGGCTGCTGAAGCAAAAGCTCGTTTAGACAATGCGAAAGAAATAGCAGCACGAAAAGCAGAAGAGGAAGCAAAGGCAACTGCTCGCGCAGACATTCTTAATCGCTTGGGTTTAACAGCCGATGAAGCGGCTTTGTTACTTGGATGAAAGCTCGACTAAGTAAATCTGTAATCCAATTTAGAGAACAGGCAGATGATGCTTATCCTGACAGAGACCGCCGTAGTGATGGAACCTGGGCAGATGCCAGGCACGCCACCCAAAAAAGCGATCACAACGCTTGCCCTGATACAGGGTTCGTGCGTGCTTTCGATCTCGATGCTTCTCTCGAATTGCATATGTCATTTTTAATAAGCGAATTGCGAGCAAAAGAACGCTCTGGCGCTGGGTTAAATACAGAGGTACGAACCCACACATTTCGCACATTCACATCAGCTTCACAAAAGCTGGCGATGAAGATCGTTCGTTTTTTCAAATCCCACTACTAGGAGGCAAAATATGAAAATCAAGAATCCACTATTCTTAGCAGCTGGAGCATTCTTAGCAGCTTGGTCTGCAACTAACTTTGATGTTGATTACCGCGCCATTTTGTGGTCAGTACTGTCAGGCATATTTGGATATGCAACACCTAAAAGATAATGACTGCGCAGGACATGGCGGCTCTTGCTGTTGCTGCTACGACCGTTATTGGTTCATTTATTGGCTCGGTGCGCTGGTTAGTCAAGCACTACCTAAACGAACTAAAGCCAAATAGTGGATCTTCTATGCGCGATCAAATAAATACATTGGAAGCGCGTGTTGAAACAATCATTCGTATCTTAGAGAGGTAACAATTATCTCATGGCAAGAAAAGCAACTAACAAGCTAGTAGATGAGGGTTATTCCCCACTTGATGCCTACTGCATTGGGTTGCATGAATTCTACAAATCCTTAAAGAAAGCTGGATTCCCTGAGTCTATTGCCCTGTTTATGATTACAGAGCCACAGTCTTATCCAGCTTGGATCTTGCCATCTCCAGTCGATCCAGAAAGGTTCGGCGATTACGAAGATGAGGAAGATGACTAAAAAACGCTATCTAGTGATTTCGGATTTACAGATCCCATTCCATCATGAAAGAGCAGTTAAGAATCTAATCAAGTTAGTTAATAAAGAGAAGTTTGATTTAGTATTAAATACGGGCGATGAGCTTGATATGCAATCCCAATCAAAATGGGCAAAAGGGACACACCTAGAATTTGAAGGGCGATTAGATGCCGATCGAACTCTGGCTCAAAACATCCTATGGGACTTGCGCACCAGCGATATTACAAGATCCAACCATACAGATCGCCTATACCACACTCTCGTTAGAGGCGCTCCTAGCCTCATTGGATTACCAGAGCTTGACTACTCCCGTTTTATGGGTTTCTCAGATTTGGGGATACGCTTTCATAAGAAGCCCTTTGAATTCCATAACGGATGGGTTTTAGTCCATGGTGATGAAGGATCAATGAATTCCAATGCTGGACTTACAGCTTTAGGTTTAGCCAAGAAATTCGGCAAATCAGTAGTTTGCGGACATACCCACAGAGCAGGCATATCAGCCTTTACAGAGGGCTTAGGAGCCCGATACAGGACTTTGTGGGGCGTAGAGGCAGGGAATGTTATGGATAAGGCAAAAGCCTCTTATTTGAAGGCTGGAGCCGCTAATTGGCAGATGAGCGTGGCGATCATAGAAACCCATGGAAACAGGGTTAGCCCAATGCTTGTGCCTATTAATAAAGACGGATCATTTACTGTGTATGGCAAATTGTATGGATGATCTAATTAGGGATGTTTTTCCACTCAGGCGCACAATAGATAATGCTGTGGATGATGCAGAATCGTTACCATTTCGTTATCAAAATCAACCCAAATAGTCTGAGATCTGTGGTTCACTAATCCTGTAGCCAACCGAATGAGCTGGCACAAGGGAGCAAGATGAAAACAACGATAGGTACAAAGAGAGCAGCTATTGAGTATGCTCAAAGAGGTTGGGCAGTTATGCCATTAAAAGCCAAGAAAAAAGATCCCCATTTTGACTTGATTAAGAATGCCTACTTAGGCGCAACCACAGATGAAGCTCTAATCGAGTTTTGGTTTGATGTAGATCCAACAGCCAACATCGGCATAGCTTGCATTACATCTGGGCTTGTGGTTTTTGATGTGGATTTTAGAAATGGTGGAAAAATCCTAGAAGAGTTTGGTGAGACTTACACAGTCGCAACTGGTGATGGGTTTCATTACTACTATCAGGCAAACCCATCTTTGACATTTAAGGGCTCATTAGAAGCTGGCATAGATATCAAGCACAAAGGATATGTTGCAGCTGCGCCATCGATTCATCCTAATGGCAAGATTTACACAGTAATAAACAATATTGAACCAGCAATGATTTCAACCGATCTATTAGAAATGGGAGCAAAATGAGCGACACATGGTTTTTCTTTATATTCTTGATTGTAGTGCCATTTGCACTTGCATTAATTTATGAGACTGTGGCACACAATAACTATCAACGCGGATTGCGTGAGGGATACCATCGAGGCAGGGCAGTCAATCGCCAGGAATTTTGGGCAGAATGAAAGCTAAAGAGATATTACAAAGTGCAACAGATGTCATGCAAGATCGTGGTCGAATCTATGGTCATCCGAAAATCAACCAGGATCGGATCGCTAGGAGACTTACCAATTTACTTGATTTCCCAATCGAGGACTACCAGGCTTGCCTTGCAATGGTCGAGGTCAAGCTCTCAAGAATCCAAGAGAGCCCCTCTCACATTGATTCCTACATAGATGCTTGTGCCTATTTGGCTCTAGCTTGTGAACTTAAAACAGAAGAGGATGAGTTATATGTTTAACCTAGATGAATACACTACCGTACGCGAAAGAATTATCGAGTTTTGGAAAAGGTACCCAAATGGTCGCATTGAAACTGAGATACTGGAATGGTCTGATAAACGCTTTATCGTTCGTGCAGCGATTTATAGAGAGACCACAGATCAACATCCATTCGCGACTGGGTTGGCTAATGAAGTCATATCAGACAGGGGCGTTAATAAGGATTTTGCGCTGGAAAATGGAGCTACTTCGGCGATCGGTATTGCTTGTGGTAACGCAAATATCGGAGTAGATAAACATAAAAGTAGCCGGGAAGAAATGAAGAAAGTTATAGAAGTCAATAAAGCTAAAGAGCCTGTAGATGAAGGGCATAAGGATTATTGGACTACTCCATTTGGAGAGCAAGAGGAATCAATCAAGAAAGTCCCAGCTCCTAGCACGATGGATCAAGCTGTAAATACTGTTGCAGAAATCCTAGGCACAGACAAAGATACGCCACATTGCCCACATGGTGCTATGGAATGGAAAACAGGAGTAACAAAGACTGGTAAGCCTTGGGGTCATTTCAAATGCTCAGGTGCGGTAAATGGTGAAATGGCAAGATGCCCTAAGGATCAAGATGTAATTTGGTATGAGATTAAACCAGACGGATCTTGGGGCAAACAAAAGGCAAGGGGATAACATGGGATATGTAGAAGTGCATAATGTAGATGGTGAAGGTGGATGGACGGATTTAGATGACATCCCATTAATTGAAACAGTCAATTGCCAATTATGTAATGAGCCAACAGAGGCTTGGAATATTATGGCTAACATTGTTATCAAGGATGGTTTGGTCTCTGTGGGTCAATGGCAATGTCGCAAATGTCATGCGGTAAATGGCTAATTCAAGGAGAGCAAGAGGTTTCCGCACAGAGCGTGTCGTAGCTGAGTACCTATCGACTTGGTGGACAGGCGCATGTGTGGGAAGGGGTAGTGGCAAGGATATTGTTAATGTGCCATTTGATTGTGAAGTCAAAGCAAGGGTTGGCTTTCAACCATTGGCATATCTAAAACAATTAAAAGCTCGAACATCTGTTTCTGGGGAGATGGGGTTTGGGGTTTTGCGACTGAATGGGCAAGGTGAGGATCCGCGTGACTATGCCGCGATCATCCGTTTAGAGGATCTTATGCCACTACTCTTACTTAAATACGGTCACTTAGACAAAGAGCCTACAGATGCAGATATTGACCGATGCACAATCTGTGGGACTTATATGATTAGGAGATGCTTTACATGCCAGCCTACGACTACAAATGCAATCGATGTGGATTAATCAATGAGCTACATCATGGCTGGTATGACAAACCTACAGTCTTATGTACCTATTGCAATGAACCAATGGTAAAGACATTTGCAGCTAATCCAATACATTTCAAAGGGAAAGGATGGGGAAAAGACTAGCGACACGCCCAAGGCAAGGATCAAAGAATTAAGGCTCTGACCAGCACTTATACCTTTAAGGAGTTAAAACATGCTAGACATCAATGGTACTCTCAGGGCTAGAGCCCATCAGGGGCTCAGAGCGAGCCGCTCGCGGATAGCTCGCTCGGTAGCCATCGCTATTGGGATAGCTCTATTTGCACCTATGGTACATGCAAATACGGGCTCAATAGATAGCTTCAAATACAACCCAAGAAAATACATTAATGGCACAATGAATAAGACAGAAGCCAAATGCATTAAAAGACTTATATCAAAAGAATCGGCTTGGAATCACAAAGCCATCGGTAACTTAAATGGAACTAATAGAGTATATGGATTACTACAGATAAAGAATCCAATAGCTAAAGACATGAACCCTATGCAACAGATACAGCTCCACATGAGATACTTAGAGCATAGGTATGAAGGATCAGCATGCAAGGCATGGCAACACTTTAAGGATAGAGGTTGGCATTAGATGCCTAGACAATCAGCTCTTAGATCTACAGGATCGACAGCTCTATGGAGAAAGATCCGCAGCTCTGTATTAGTTAGGGATCAGAATACTTGTTAC